TTACAGTTAACGTTGGTGCAGTAACTGGATGGAAGACATATCCTAGAGCAAGTGATCCCTATGCTGGATCAAATATTGTTATTGATGAAGTAACTGACGACACAATTACTATAAACGTAGGTCCAGCTGGCTCTATCGTAAATCATGATGTTTCTGATGCAACTTATGATGCAGGAACTGGATTGATGGTGTTGACCGTTGGTGCTAATCATGGTCTGACTGCTAACACAAGTGTTAGGATTGCTGATAATTCATTGACATTCTCTTGTTTGATGGATGGTAATTCTTCTGATAAGACTTATCCTAGAGTAACTGATCCTGCATATCAAACAGCTGTTAACATTACTGCTGTAACAGCAACAACAATCACTTTAGATGTTGGTAAAGCACCTATCGTAAATCATGATGTTACGAATGCAACTTATGATGCTACAACAGGATTGATGGAATTGACTATCGGTAGTCACAGTTTGACTGCTGGTACAAGTGTTAAGATTGATGATAATTCATTGTCATTCTCTTGTTTGATGGATGGTAATACAGCAACCAAGACATATCCTAGATCAACTGATCCTGCATATCAAACATCTGTTAACATTACTACTGTAACAGCAACAACAATCACTTTAGATGTTGGTACATCACCTACTGTAGAGTTCACACCAACGGATGCAACTTATGATGCTTCTAGTGGTTTGCTGGAATTGACTATCGGTAGTCATAGTTTGACTGCTGGTACAGCTGTAAGGATTGCTGATAATGCATTAACATTTACTTGTTCGATGGATGGCAATGCTTCTAATAAGACTTATCCTAGACCAAGCGACCCTTCATATCAAACAGCAGTTAACATTACTGCTGTAACAGGCACAACAATTACTTTGGATGTTGGTGCATCACCTATCGTTCAGTTTAATGTAACTGATGCAGATTACGATGCTACATCAGGATTGATGGAAGTGACTATCGGCAATCATAGTTTGACTGCTGGTACCAGTGTCCAGATTGCTAATAACTCATTGACATTCACTTGTGGAATGGATGGTAATTCTTCTAATAAGACTTATCCTAGAGCAAGTGACCCTGCATATCAAACATCTGTTAACATTACTACTGTAACAGCAACAACAATCACTTTAGATGTTGGTGAAGCACCTATCGTAAATCATAATGTTTCTGATGCAACTTATGATGCAAATACAGGTGACTTGGTATTGAATATTGGCAATCACTCATTGCCAGTAAATACAAGTATTCAACTTGCACCTGATTCGTTAACATTTACTTGTGATAAAGACAATAATGCAACTACTCATACATATCCAAGAATAAGTGACCCTGCATATAATACTGCTCTTAATATTGATGCGGTAACTGCAGATACAATTACAGTCAACGTTGGGGTAGATCTCACTGCTGGTAATACTGGATTGGGAGCTACTTTCCGAGTAACTAGAAATTCTGGCGGTGTTGTTGATAGTGTAACTCTAATTGACGGTGGATATGGTTATTCTGCTAGTGATACCGTCACTATTCCTGGTGGATCTATTGGTGGTGTAGACATTGCTGATGATATTACTGTCACTATCGATAGTGTAGAAATAGCATGGATTGTTGATGGTCTACAAGGAGAAGAAGGTCCTTCAATTACTGCCTTTACTTCATCTATTGAGACAATGAAGTTGGCATTTACCAATCAGTTGTTTGTCAAAGACTTGACTCTTACTGGTGACCCACAACCTGGCAATCCTGGATCTGGTCTAAGTGTATTTGGTATGTCTGGTGTTACCACCAACAATCAAGATTCACAGTCTTGCTCTAATATCCAAGCAACTGTAGACACTCTATCTCAGGTTATCTTTGCTAGAATCCGTCAGGGTGATATGGTTACTGCCACATCAACAAATCCTGCATTACCAGAGGTTAATTTTGGTAGCGCACCTTCATTCCAAGAGAAATGTAAGCGTGACATTGGTATTGTTGTTGATGCAATCGCAGAAGATTTGGGTCTTGGTGGTAATTACAATGTTATTAATGCAACGCTATCTTACTTCGATAGCACTGGTAACACTCTTATCAGTAATGGTCTTGCTGGAGAATTGGTGCAGTCAATTACTGCATTTGCAGAAGCAAGAGATCTTTGCTTCAAAGCAGTAACTAATCAACTCAACGTTAGAGACTTTGATATTACTTCTGGTCCTGGTCAGATTGGTGTTGCTGGACCTAACATTCCTAACGACAATCCTAATGCTTGTTTAGATGTAAGAAACAGTATCGATACTTTATTCGGTATTCTAATTGATAAACTCAACAACTCTGCTTTAGCACTACCTGCTACCACATATAATGCTGGTGCATATTCATTAATTGGTGAGTTAAACATTGCTGTATATGCTTATAAGAAGGCAAGAGACCTTGCAATTCTTGCAATGCGTAATTGGAAAACTGGTGATGGTCTTGCTACAGACCCACTATACGTTAAGGATGGAAGCAATACCTTAGATTACAATGTAGATTTGACTATTGATACATCTACAGCAGGCGTCCCTGTTTGTGCTGATGTTGCTTACACTATTGCTACTGAGTTTGATATCCTTATTGATGCACTTGAGAGCACAGGACCACTACCTCCTAGAAATTCTGGCAGTGATGAATATATTGTTAGATATTCTCCACAGAAAGATGATAGCATTACTCTTGATTCTGGTGCAGATAAGTGTGCAGGCACGAAAGATGCTATTATTGAGAAGATGCGTGTGGTGGACAGCATCATCCGTAATGGTGTAGATGCAGAGCCTCTAGTTTCTCAACTAGTCAATACTTCTGACTTTGCAACCAGAGCAACACTATTCCGTGTTGGTGGTGCTAATCCTCACAATATGGAAACTGGCACACCTGTTAGACTTGTGCCTAAAGCAGCAAATGATACTGTTGATAAGCGCCTTATTAGACTACCTAAAGGATTTGATACCAACACCAAGTATTATGTTATTGCTCCTGGCAAGATTACACAACCAAATGATTATTCATCTGGTGGTGCGACAGCACAGTTTAATGATTCTCAAACATTCATGCTTGCAACTAGCCCTGAAAATGCTACTGCAGGTAACTACATCTACTCGTCTGAAACTGCTACAATCAGTAAAGATATTGAGATTGAAGTCCATCAGTATCTAACTGATGTTAACTATGACCTACATCGTTATACTTGTGAGTTAGTTAGCTCTAGAGTATTTGAGACTACTACTAACCATGTCTTCGATACCGCTATCAATGGCGTCCAAATTCAGCAGGTATTCTTCTATCCACTAGAAACAAATCTAGTTAATGGCGAAGCAGTTGGTGCTGCCCTTGATACTCTACCTACCAAGACTACTGGTGATAGATTAGAGATTGATAGACCATATTATGTCGGTCGCCCAGCAACCTACACTAAGAATAACGAATTCTCTCTATATCTTACTGTCCAGAATGCTATCGACAAGCAGAATGCTGTCCAATTTAACTTCCCAAGTGGTCAGTCATTCCATGTCTTTGCAACCAAGAAGAGAAGTCCTCTGGGTTATGATGCAGCACAGCAGTCTTGGTATATCAAGTCTCTGCAGTCTGGTAACGAGATTTATGAAAGAATCACGATGGCAGATGCATCGAGAGGAAGTCTCTATGTTAACAAGCCACCTCGCACTCCTGACTCATTCTTCTATAGAGCAGACGATTCTAGAAAGAAAGAGGATAAGTCATACAAACTACGCTATGTCATTCCTAACTATCGCGATGATGTTAGAGACCCTCTTGAAGGTTTTGCAATCAGACTTAGAACTGACGAGAAGAGAAAACTTCTACCACAGAAATTACTTCTCAAACCAGTTGCTGCTGGCGTCCAGAAAGATGCTACATTTTTTGAAGAAGGACCATCACCAAGAGAAAGACTCGGCGTATCTGCTGCTCTAACTGAATATGACCCATACAATCCAATCTTTGCAAAGCGTATTGAGGGCACAAAGACAGAATCTAATATATCTTTCACTATTCAGTCTGCAAGGACAAATGCTGATGGGTATCTAGAGATGACGGTCTTTGACCACGGTCTAGACCTAGAGTCACTCAAAGCAGAAAGATTTGTATCAGTTAAGGTTGGACAACCTCAAGGTGGTAATGGTGACTTTGTTGAAGGGTCTACTGTTACCTGGTATGGTGATTATACTGGTAGTGCAACTGTCCACTCATGGTTTGGCACTGAGAATGTAGAAGGTGGTCTAGAAGCGTTTAACTATCTAATCCTTAAAGGTGTAAACGGATCTTTAGATTTTGCTGATAATAAGCAAACCTTCATCAGACAAACTATTGCAGGTCAAGCAGATGTTACTGCTGAAGTCTTAGATAGACCTAATTTTGGTAAGGAAGATAAGAAAGACTTCCTCTATGGTGTTGAAGCATCTAACGTTTACTGCATTACTCCTGGTGATGTTATTACTGACGATGCTGCTAGACAGTATAGAGTCGTTAGTGTTGAAGATGTATCTGACCTAACTGATACCTATTACATCTATAGTATTGAAGAGATTCAGAGAAGAATCCCACGTCAGCAAGATGGTGTTTACTATCTAACTGTTGTCCGTGGTAACATTTCACCTCTACCTCTTGGATCTGGTATCGGACAAAACTTTAGAAACTTTAAGTTTAGTCAACCTGTATCTAGATTATATCCTCTCACCTACAAAAATGACCCACTACTCTTCCAGTATGATGGTAGTGATGAGCAGGGTGGTAATCAAGATGCTACACTTCTCGACCCACCAGCAGCATCTTGTGCTGCTGACAACTATATCCATGGTTTAGTTACAATCAACGATGCTAAGAATTCTGCTACTAAAGAAGCAATCTTAGACCTTATTTCTAATCCTGGGTCTGGTGACTACAGTTATACTGGTATTAATGAAATTAAGGCACAAACTGGTGCTGCATCATCTGGTGCAGAAGAAAGACTAATTCCTATTGCAGGTGACTCTGGATTCCCACTAGAGCAAAAACTCTTTATTGAATTAAGAAGACCATCTATTGCTCGTGCTGGTAACCACACATTTGAGTATCTTGGATTCGGTCCTGGTAACTACTCTACAGGTTTCCCTGTAAGACAGACAGTTATCCTAACTGATATCCAAGACTACTATGCACAAGCTAAGAAGGAAGATGCAGGTATTGTTTTCTATACTGGTATCAACTCTAATGGTGAATTGTATATCGGTAATCGTAAGATTAACGCTATTACTGGCGAAGAAGAATTCTTAGATGCATTAATCCTAGAAGAGGATGATACAGAAGATGGTGAATTCGGTAGTCTCGTTACGGTCTTTGAAGACCCCGTAACGTTTGAGAATATTATTACTCTCAATGCTCCACCCGATTTAAGAAACTTCTTTAACTCTCCTGTCACTATTAATGTTGACCCTGAGTTTGAAGCGAAGATGACTCCTCCTTCACTCACAATCGTATCACGTCCTGGTGATAGACAAGGTGTCCTGCCTGGTGATGATGACCCACAACTTGATACTACAAGAGCTGGTGATGTCATTATTGACAAGAATAGAGTAAGAGCTGCTATTTTTGACCTTAATCCAAGAGGCACACAGAGATATACTCTGAGGTCTGGTATTATTAATTTGACACCTAATCAGGATACAACTGGCACAAAAGCAAGATTTAATTCTTCCCAAACAATTTCTTTTGGATCTAGTGTCCCATTATCTGGTGATATTCTATTCAAGGGGGGTGAAGTTGGTAATACTGGGTCACTTGGTTGGATATATGCTAACTCTTATGTCCCATATACTTTAAGTGCAACTGCTGGTAATGAGTCTTCTATTGACATTACTGGAATACAATTCTATCCAAACCTTAACGTTGTTAAAGTAATCTTCCAAGTTGGTAAGGTTAACTTTAGTTCTAGTAATCCTGGAGCATCTTTAGGTATTACATTAAGTAGTCAAATTAAAATTACTGGTGGACAAGATAGACTTGCAACACTTAATGGAGTCCATACTGTATATAATAATGCTGCTGAGGGCTATGAGTATCTAGAATCTAATGGTTATGTCTATCTCCTTACTGAGAGAGCATCTGAGGCAGTATTGATAGGTAATCCTCCTTACATTTCTACCACAAATCCAGCACAGCAAGGTAATTTAGAAATTTCACTTGGACAATCTTCTTGGAAGGAAACTGGTGTTATTGGAGCAGAAGCATTACGCACAGAAACTTCTGTTTATGGTGATTACAGACTAGGTGTTAATACAGTTGCTAGAGCAGTTTCTAGTGATTACATCGATGGATTTGCTTCTTCTGATACATATCCAAGAGCAAACCTTGATGTTGTCGGCACGACATATATTAGTGGCAGGACGCAAACAACACTGTCTGACGGTACTGGGGGCACACCTGAGGCATCTAATTATGCTCTCTTGGTTGGTGGTGATAGCTCAAATGAAGATTCAACTGCAGAATTTAGAGTAGCAACTACAACTCTCTCGCAAGCTGGTCGCACTGCGGGTGGAACTGCTGATATCGACAATGGTCGAGTTGGTATTAACGTCAATGATGCAGCACTAGATAAAAACTTCGTTGTTTCTGGTGATGCAAGAATTACTGGCGACTTCACGTTTGAGCGTGATATTGATGTTGATGGTGGCGATATTCGCTCCTCCAGCACAAACTTTGCCATCGCTAACCAGGCAACAACAACAGGTCTAACTGTTGCTGGTTATGCACAAAACATTCAACTTGGTAATCTTGCTACAGGATTCCAGAATATTGACATCGGCACAGCATCTATTGCTGCTACCACACTAGACATCCATACTTCTTCTACTGATTCTACTATCAATATTGGTACTGTAGCAAATAATGACACTGGACATAAATCTAAAATTACTGTTGGTGGTGCATTTGCTAATAACCAAGATAGTTTCTTCAACATTAAAAACTTCCAGACAATTGTTGATGGTGTATTGACACTCAATGGTGGTGAAATTAACACTACATCACCAACTGGTGAGTTTACGATGTTTGAGAGCGGTCTCACCAAATTATCGATTGGACTTAGTGTTGGCACACTAGAGATTGGTGGTGTTGCAGGTACTTCTAAGATTAGAAACGGTCTGCATGTCTTAGGGTCTTCTCTATTCGAGTCAGATATTACTCAGAATGGTGGTCTTAAGAATACCAACCTTGGTATTGATAGAAACGTCTTTGGTTTAATCAAAGTTGCTAGCGTCTCTAGAACGTCTAACGTTGCTACTGTTACTACAATTGATACACATCAGTTAACAACTGGAGATAATGTTGAGATTGAAACAAGTTTCAACTCATTCAATCCAACTGGAGTTGTTAGCGTAACGGTTACTGGCACAAACACATTTACATATAGCAATGCAGGTGGCGATGTTGCATCAACATCTACTACAGGTACTGTTATTAGAGATAATGTTGGTGAAAACCAAGCAGTTGGCAGTCTTGCAAACCTCAATATTGATTACTTCTCAGTAATCAATAATTTAGACGATCTATTAAGTATTACTACAATTTCTAGCAATAAACTGATTGTCTCATCTGCACCATATAGTGCAAATGATGCTATTGTCTTCTTTGACACAGGTAATATAACAGGAATATCTACTAACACCACATATTATATTGCTGATAGAGATTCTGCAGGATTTACCCTCAAAGATGCATCTGATAATTCTATTACTGTTGGATTATTAAGTGGTGCAACAGATGCTGGTAATGCAAGAATGCAACTACAGTCCACCAGAATTGATACATCTGGTGACATACCTTGGGGGGATGACACTTTCAAGACTGGCAATCTTACAATTGATGGGCAGGAAATTTATGAATTGCCTATTAACAACCCGTCAGGTGTTAGCATTAATCAACTTCTATTGATTGATGCTGAAATTGTTAAGACAGTTGATTATCCAACATCATTAGTCCCAGATTCTCCAGTCCCATATTCTGTCCAGGTTATTAGAGGACAAAGAGGCACCGCAGCTGCCGCTCATGAAGACGATTCTAGAATCTTCAGATTGGTCGAGCAGCAAAATGCTTCATATATCTTCCCATCACCGCTAACTGCGACAGATCAGGTTGTAAATGTTGCTGAATTCTCTGCAAACATTCAAGTTGATGACTTATTCAGATTAAATAAGATTGACCTAGACACTGGTGGTGAGTATGTCAGAATCTCTGTTATCAATCCAGCAGATGCTCAGACATTCACTATCAACAATGGTGATTTTGGTGTTGCAGGAGCTGAAAAGAATCCTCTAGAAGTATTTAAAGTAATATCAACAACTGGTCAGACACAAGTTACTGGTGATGTTGTTATTGGATATGATACTGCAAAACCATTTGTTAATGCAGCAAATGACCAGAATTTTGCTGATGCGACTGGTTTACAAAGTAGCACTGCTACTGGATCTACAATACAGACTACAGGTGGTGGTAACTTAACCGTCCACAACTCTATTGAGTTAAGTGGTAATACGGATACCAGCAATCCTGCTAAGCAATACTTTGTAATTACTAACGGCACTCTACCTAAATTCTACGTTGAGTCTGCTTCTGGTGATACCAAACTATATAACGGTGCAGATTTTAAAATCTTTAAGGATTCCTTCTTTGCTACAGGAAACTTTGATAAGAGTAGGACTGATGCTGCTACAAACATTGCTCTTGAAGTCTTGGGTGCCACTGGTAACACTAAGGTAGCAGGCACACTGAGAGCGGGTAACGACCTTACAGTTGGCACTCTACAAAATTCTGCTAATACTGAAACTGGTAGTAATCCTTTCACTACTAGATTCTCTGTTGATGCTCAACTTGGCAGCACAGTGGTTGGTAGAGCGTTAACATCCTCTAATACGGGAGCAACTCTTACTGTCCATGGCACATATACCAGCTCTCCTTCTGCTGCTGACAATTACTTAAGCATCAATAACTTAGGTGAGAATAACGCAAAACCATTTAGAATTAGAGGTGACGCTTCCATTGAGGCATTTGGTCATGAAAACTTCTACAACTACAATGGTGGTAGAAAGACAATCTTTGTTTCTACACAAGGCAACAATGATTCTAGTGCAGTTGAATTGAAATCAAACTTACAATATCTTGTAAGACCTTCTTCTACATTGGTTCTACGACTACCAGACGAAGCGGTAACTGGCGATACAGTGAGAATTGTAGATGTTGGTGGCGCACTTAACTTTAACGTTAATTTGGTTGTGAGAGCACCTCTTGGTACTAGAGTCCAAGGTGGAGAAACTGGTAGTAGTCTTGGTGGTGCTTCTAACTACGGTGGCGGTGAATTAGTTGTTAACACACCAAATGCTGCTTTCGGTCTCATCTATGTCGGTGATATTGATGCAGATGGCAACGGTATTGCTGGTGAGCAGCAAGGTTGGTTCTTGATGGAGATTTAACTTAATGTCATTCGCAGACGTAACAAAATATAATAGAGTAAGGTCTATGAAAGGTTTGCCTGTGGGAGCTATTATCCCATGGGCATCTGACCAAGGTCAAATACCTACTGGATGGACTGTATGTAATGGTGCTACAATTTCAAATACAAAATATCCTATTTTATTCAGGGTTATAGGTAATAGCTATGGAGGCACTGCTGGTAGCACGTTTAAGTTACCGCCATTAACTAAAGGTGGCGCATCCGTCATGGATGCTTTTAAGGGACACTTTAATTATCTTAAAACTAAAGGAGATGCACATAAACCATATGCTACTTCTATATCTGATGACCCATTTTGGACTATCGTGGGGGGAGGTACGAATGGTGATTCTGGAAACAATTCTCAGACATTTTGGATATCTACATTAGATTTGGTTGGAGAAGAAGTATCAACTACAGTAAATTTTCAAGGAATTTATGATGATATGGAAGTATCAGATGGGTCAATTTTTTTCTCAGTAAATTATACTGCAGTTCAGTTAGGTGTGCAGCATCTTCCTTCACATACTCATGGAGACCCCTCTAATTTCTCCACTTCCTATAAGATCACGGGAGGCACAGTATCACATTGCAGCAGTGGAACAGGCGTTTCAGGATGGTGTAGGGTTACTTGTGACGCATCAGTAGCATACAGAGTGTCTAGGCAACCTGGGATGCATAGTAAGATATGCTATGCTAATAATCAGACAGATTTACAAGCAAATTTTGTTTATAGTAGTGATCCCAGAACAGGGTGGACTTCTAATGGAGGTGGTGGTGTATTTTACCCTACTACCCAATATGCAGAGACAATCGCTTCTCTTTACAGAGATGGTGATGGTCGCTGTTCAGGAAATATGCAGTGTGGTGATAATGTTTTATTTACTTCTAAAAGTCATGAAGAGATTTATGCAGGTGCTCCACATGTTCATGGACCAAATAATTATACAATGGAAGGAAAATTTCAAGTTATCTCTCCTGGACTGCGAACTGATATTGCACTAAATACTGTTAGAATTAATAATTCTCCAGGTGTTAACTTTGGCACTATTAATGTGGAAACTGCTACTCCTTCACTAGAGATGTCGTATATCATCAGAGCATTCTAAGATGAAAACTTATTCTTTCGAGAAAGGAAAACATGGTGGACCAACAGGCACTATCTTTCCGTTTTTTGCTGACATCAATGGTTTGATTCCTGTTGATGATGATTATAGAAATTTTTGTCCTGCAGGATTTTTGAAATGTAGAGGTCAAATACTTCAAGCTGACCAATTTCCAGCTTTAGCCGAAGTATTGGGCACTGGTGCTCAATGTATATACAGAAAGACTGATACCATTTTAGAAGAGATTGGAGAAGATGGCACAGGAGGCACATTTCAGTTGCCAGATTTAGGTAGTAAATATATCACTGCTTCCAGTAATCCTGGTCAATATATCAATTCTACTACTAAAGATTCTGATAATAATGTTATCGATAGAGCAGGTGTTGCTGTAACTTTAGATGCAGCATCAGATGTAGTTGAATTTGGATATGACGGAGAGTTTTCTGCTCCTGCAGTAACATTAGATTTTACTGGTCAATGGAGATTTAAATCTCCACCATCTAGATCACCTGAAACTAGTTTATCTATAGGTAATTTTGTTGCTCACGGACACGATGGTACTTATACCATTGGTAAAATGATTAACACAAACAACCAAGCGATGAAATCTTGTAGATGGGGTGGTATGGCATATTTCTGGCCCCTTATCTGTAGTAAATCAGGACAGTTTAACAAGGGAGATAAACAGGCAGGCGTAATACACCAGACGATTACTTTCGACGATGCTGGTGAGGATACAGCACATGATCATCCGTTAGGTAGTCCATCTGTTTGGACAAATGGTCCGTTTAGCACAATTCCATCAGTTACTCTTCCATCCTCTAGTCTAATCACAAATGTAAATGTGAGGACTAGAGACCTTGCCAAAATGGATGATATTTCTCCAAGATTTATTATCGCAGAATACCTAATTAAATTCTAAAAACATGGCAATTGTAATTACCAGTCTAACACCAACATCTCCAACTACTCCAGCTGGTAGTAGTATTGCATTTAGTATTACCGCATCTGATAATGTTGGATATGCTGTAAGTTATGAATGGCAGTATTCTACGGATGGAGCAAATTATAGCTCTTCTGGTCTTTCAAATAATACTAGCAGCAGCTATGATACGGGACCATTAACAGTATCTCAAACTGGACTTTACTTTAGATGTGTTGTTAGCACTTCTACAGAGGTAGTAAATAGTAATGAATATTCTGGTATTGGTGACAGAATAGTCTCTGTCTATCAAGACCCTAGTATTATTGCGTTTGTTGATTCTTCAGTAGATTTCTTTCCGACATCGCAAGTTAAAACGGTTGGAGATACTCTAGTCTTAACAGTTACCTCATCTCTTGCAAATGTTGATATTACAAATAATACATTAGTTAGTAATTTAGGTTTTCAATGGCAATATACTGATGACTCTGGAAGCACTTGGTATGATATAGTTGCAGGTGGTGATACTTCTGTTACAAATACAGTTTCTCTGATTACTAGTGCAACAACATATATGAAATACTCAACTTTGAGTATTGCTAATATTACAGTTGCTGAGAATTTATACCAATATAGAGTAAGAATATCTTATACGGGAGCAATAAACACCCCAGTAGATACATCTGTTTCACAATTAATTATTGACCCAGTAATTAATATTATTCAACAACCTGGAGTTAATGCATTAGATACACAAATTACAGATTGTTATAAAACAAGCATTGTAGATAGTGGTGATGTAAGAGTATCTGTCAGTGCTTTGACTACAGCAGGCAGTGGATTGACATTTTCGTGGGAAGTTAATTTTTCTGGTCCTGGTGGCACTGGTGAGTGGTATACGGTAGACGAAATTACAAATTCTTATATTTTTTCGTTAAAAACAGGGACAACTGCTGCTACTGATGTATTAGAATTAGAGAGGTTTATTTACTATGAGAGACCTGGATTTAGATGTGTAATTTCTGGTGCTGTAGGAGAAGCAACAGTAACTACAACACCACATTATATTTACATGACAGACGTGCAGGGTACGGTTGATATTCCTGTTACTACATATGATATCGAGGAAGATAGATATGGTGATACTATTGACAGAGACATATATGTAAATGACCCTGTACAAGTAATTGGTATTACTGCAACACAGGATATACAGAGAAATACTGGTCAGAATGGCAATAATACTTATACATGGCAACGCCAAGATCCAGGGTCTTCTACTTGGTCAGATTTAGCAGATCCTGCTCCAGTATCAACTACGACAACAGATGCATTAACAGGTTATACACAGTTTCCAACTACTCTTGATCCAGTAGAAATAGAAACCTCTATTGAAACACCACCTCTTCGTGTATCTGTTGATGATGGTGCAAAATATCGATTAAAAGTAGAATCTTCATCGGTATTTACTTTAAGTGGAGGAAATAAAGTAATTACTCCATATTATTCAGATGAAATTACTATTAATGTCTATCCAACAATTTATGTAATCAACCAACCAGGAAATGCTTCATCATATCCAAATTATTCGATTAGTTTTTCTGTAAGTGCATCACCTTCTAGTGGTAATCTTAATGATATCACATATCAGTGGCAATATAATACAACTAATAATGCAGCTACAGGATGGGCAAATATTTCTAATACATCACCATATATTGGTGTAACCACTAATTTATTAGAAATTAATCCAGTGCCTATCAATCTTTCATATGGATATTTTAGATGTGTATTAAGCATACCTAATCAACTATCATCTATAACTACAAATGTAGCATATCTTACACTAAAGAGAGATTATTTCACAGCAGTATCATCGTTGAATGATATTATTGTTAGACAATTTGATAATCACATCTTTAGTATTACTGCATCTTCAGTTTCTGCTGGTCCAATTAGTTTTCAATGGGAGAAGAGTTTAAACTACAATCCAGAAAATAATACTGGCACATGGACAAATATTTCTGGAGAAACAACTTCTAATCTTACTCTATTGAGTATTGGTCCTAGTGATGATGCATTTTATCGTGTTAGATGTGAATCATTTGGCGGAGAAATAGTATATGGTAATGCTGCAAAACTTACTATGAAGGAAGTTAATGTTACTATTGTCACCAATATTACAACTTCTATTTCTGTATTGGAGGGGACAGAAGCAGAACATACTTTTGAATGTGAAGGATTATCTTCAATTAATACAGAAGTTGAATATCAATGGGAAATCAAGAGAACTACTGATTCATCATTTAATCCTATTGGTGCAGGATTTAATAATAGTATTGATACTAATAGAATATATGTCTTAAGAGCACTTGATACTAGCACAGATAATGGTGCCAAGATTAGATGTAGGATGATAGCACCAGATGTCCCTGGACAAGTATACACAAATGAATGTACAGTAACGGTTACTAGAAGATTTACTTATTTTGCTGATACAGCAACAAAAACAGTAACTATCGGAGAATCTATTACACTTGATTTAAATCCATTTTTTACAGGTGGTACTCCATCGTATTCATGGGAGAAAAATGGTGCTTCTTTAGGAGAAACAGGGTCTACTCTAACTATACCAAGTATTGATTCTTCGTATAGTGGGGCATCTTATAGATGTTTAATTACATTAACTGATTGCACAGAGCATAGATATTCTAGAAATAATGTAGTTTATACTAATACAGTATCTGGTCCTACTTATGCAGCAACTATTACATTTTCTACTACTACAGCACCATCGCAACCAACATATTATTCTGATGAAACTGCTAAAA